GCTTTGGGCTTGTCACCGAAGGACAGCCCGCCCGCCTTGGCGACCGTCGCGCCTTGCGTGGCGATGTCAACCGGCGTGGGGCCGGGGGCCTCTGGCGTCCACGTCCCGGACGGGGTTGAACCGCCAGCATAGGACGCGCCGCCGCCCATGCCGCCCAGCACGTTGCCCCATTTCGCGTTGAACTCCTCGCGCATCCGCGCTTCTTCGGAACCGGCCTTCTTGTCGAGCTTGCGATACATCAGCGCCTTGCCGATGGCCGAAAGCCCCTCGCCAACGTTCTTGGGCGTGCTGAGGCCGGACGCCATCAGCGCCTCGGCCATCTTGCGCTTCTGCTGAAGTTCCTCGTAGGTCCAGGGCGTGTCCTTGCCGCCGAAGATGTAACCGACCATCAGTGCACCTCCGCGTAGTCAACAGCCTTGAACCCGCCGATTTCCTTGACGGCGCTCGGGAAGAGCAATTCGGCTTCCTGCGCCATGACGCCCATGTGGAATTCCGGGCGGCCCTTGTAGCGGTAGGTGTAGATCGGCAGGCCCGCGTCAGTGGTGCCCACGCGCCGGATGTCGGTCTTCAGCCGAACGTCGGACATGATCGCCGCCGCCCCGAGGCCGAAGAGGCCGCCGAGGGTGCTTTGCAGGCCTGCGTTCTTCTGCTGCCAGTTGGCAAGCCGAGCGTTGTAGTTCGCCATCTCCAGCCCGGCCCGGTCCACGTTCGCGATGTTGGCCGAGTTCGGATTGACGAAGTTCGGCTGCGACACCTGCGACCCGCTTAGCAGCGCGGTGATTTCGTTGATGGGCTGGTTGCGGGCGGCGAGCGTCTCTTGCACCGCTTGGCCCCGGCCTTGCAGCAAGAGCGAGTTGTAAGCGTCGTTCTGCGACTGCCCCTCGCGCGCCATGGCGCGGTCATAGGCCGCCGATCCTTCCTTGATGCCCTGCGCCGAAAGGCTGGCCCGCAGGCCCTCCTGGCGCTGCGCCAAGGCCGGGTCAAGCCGCTTCCGGCCCAACTCCATCAAGCGCGCTTCCGTGGCGTCGTTGGACAGGTCCACAGGCGCACCGAGAAGCGTGCCGAGCCGGGCCGATTGATCCCGCGCCAGCGTAGCGAGGTTCTGCTCTGCCTGCTGGTTGGTGTTGTAGATGCCCTGCGCTGCTTCGCTGAGGGTCTGTGTCGCGGTGTAGCGCGGCACGTCGTAGACCTTCCCGGTGTTCGGGTCCTTCCACTGATACGTGCCGGTCTGTTCATAGGTCAGCGAACCATCCGGCGTCACCTGATTGACGTTGTTCAGGTTCTGCTGCGCGATGGCCGTGCCAATGTTTTGTGCGGTTTGTGCCCCTGCGACCTTTGCGGGATCGGGCGGGGCGGGCGCTTTGCTCTTGCCCATGACTACCTCTTCAGTCTGGATTGCGCCCACGCGTCATCGGTGAGCAGCTGCAAGGCTTCTGAGGCCGCGCGTCCCCGCATCCGGGGCAGAATGATTTCCGTCGCGCCAAGGGCTTTCCACAGCCGCCGCGCCGGCTCGTTGTCTTCCGCAATCCGCGCGACCGCCATCTGACAATGCGCGAACACGTAGCCAAGCGCCTCATTCAGCACTTGGCGGGTTGCCCACTTCGGCGTCGTTGCCGCTGCGGAAACCTCGATCACCCCATACTCGGGGCTGTAATTGTGAAAGACGAGGCCAGCCACCAGCCGCCCGTCCCTGTCCAGAACCGCCATCGTCTGGCAGTTCCCGAAGTCCGGCCTGCATCCCGCAAGCCTTGCCACAAAGGCCACAACCGCGTCACGGCCACCCCAGCAAGGCGTCAAACAACGCTCCCGCCGGTTTCAAAGGCCAAGTCCAGCCGCAAAATCTCGATGTTCGGTTTTGTCAACTGGCCCGAGGTGATTTGGATCGTGGGGGCCATGGCAAAGCCCGCGCCCGTCACTGTCCGCCACTTCGCCACGATCCCAAGGCTCTGGTCCTCGACCGATGCGGACCACCACAGCTTTTCATCCCAAGCGCCTGAATCCCAAACCAGGTAATCCGCCGAAGGGGTGATTTCCGTGGCGGTCGGAGCGGGCGGGAAGGCTGCCGTGTAGTCCACCGCGATCCCGGCCTGATAGATCGGCAGTTCCGGGGCGAAGAACGAAGGCCGCACCAGTTGCGCGCGCTTGTAGGCCGTCGCATCGCCGAGGTCGTTGAACGCCCAGCACAACTGCATGGTGTAGGGTTCGCCGTCATCTGCGCCCGTCTCGTCTATGGCGCAGATCGAACCGTCATCCCGCCCGATATAGCACATCCCGAGGTAGGTTTCGGCGCAGTTGGCCACCCAGCCTGTCGCCGCCGCCCATGCCCCGGTTTGCAGGTTTACCAAGAGCATCCGGTCGCTTTCCGGCAGCGTGACGATCCCCAGCCCCCGGTCGGCCCACTTCAGCAACTGGATAGGCTCCGAAGCCTCCACCGTCAGGCGGTTCCACAAGCTTTCGATGGGCCGCGTGACAGCCGACAGCGACAGCGCCGCTGGGTCTTTCTGGATGATCTGCGAAAGCGGAACGATGCCGTCCACCGTCGCAATCAGAAGGTCGCCACCGGCCTGCATGTAGGCGTTGACGCCCAGGGGCTTGGCCACGTCGTAGCGCCCGGAAATGATCCAGTCGGCAGGTTCCGCCGGATCGTTCCCCTCGTAAATCGCCACCTCGCCTTCGGTCGAGACGAAGACGCACTTGTCATCCAGTCCTTCGCCGCTGTCCAGCGACCACGTTGCCCCAAAGAGAAGCGAACCACCGCGTTGGAAGATGCCTGCAAGGCTGATGTCCAGCGCCGCTCCGCCCACGCTGTCCACCGGCAGATACCACGCCCGCATGGTGTCCTTTTCGATGAAGAACAACCGCGAGCGGTAGAGCCAGACATGGCTGAGAAGGCTGGTCGTGACGCCCGTGATGGCCGGGGTCGAAACGCCCGTGATAGCCGTCCACGTGGCCCCGTCGTAAAGCCGGGCGCTGTTGGCCCCGTTGACGATGTAGAGGTAATCCCCGCCCGCCGTGCCGATCTGCTGCGCCGAGTAGTAGCCCGAGGATTGCCCCGAAAAAGCCGCAGAAGGCGCGGTGTCCGGGTCCAACCCCGAAATGTTGTAGACGCTGGACGCGGTAGCCGCGAACAACGCCTCCGCATCTCCCGTGCGGTAGGAAAATAGGCTCAGAACCGCGCTGGAGCCGACCGTGGCATCCTTCCGCAGTCCACCACGAACCCGCACCCCGCGCTTGGTCGGGATGCCGTTTTCCAGCACCTCGGCCCCGAGCGGGTCGGACGCGCCGGGCGGCTGGTTCAGCATCAGGCCCTTGATGGGCGGTTGCAGCGAGATGATCTGGCTGCGGGCGGGGCGGCGGGGTCGTCTCACGGTGCGATCTGCCAAGGATAGGACATCTTGCCGGTGAAGTTGCGGCGGGACGATTGCGAGATGATCCGCGCGCCTTTGTCGTCGCTGATGGCCTTCGCCAAGGCTTCCTCGGCGGGCATCATCTGCTCCTCATAGGGCAGGCCCTTGGCGCGCTTCCATTCCCAGATCAGCGCCAGTTCCAGAATGCGGTCTCCCAACCGGAAGGTGTCGGTGTCCGCCGTGAAAAGCGCCTTGTTCGCGCCGGAAGTGGGCGCAACGGCAAGGTTCGACATGTAGAACCATCGCGCGCTTTCGCCCGAGGCCAGCACGGGCCGGTATTTCACCTGACCCTCCAGAATGATCCACGTGCCGACGATCAGGTCATATTCCCGCACGTCCAGCCGCAGCCATTCTTCCGCCGTCACAGGCGCAAGCGGGTGCTGCCAACGGGTGGACCAGATTTGGCCCTCTTTCGGCATCCGCAGATAGTCGGTCGGCAGGTCGTAGCCTTCGGTCGTACCGTCCCCGACGTGGGTTTCTTCGACCTTCAGCATGGACCAGTCATGCGCCCGCACGATCCTGTCAGCGGCCTCCTGCAACACCGACCGGATTTCCACGGCCTGGTCGGAGGTGTCGCCAAAAAGCAGGTCCGGGCGCGCAATCCCGATACGGGGCGCAGCGGCGCGGACAATTTCAAGGATCGTGCGGGACATGGGTTAGGCCGCCTCTTTCTTCTTCGCCGCGTCCAGAAGCATCGCCTTCAGGCTGTCCACCGAGGCATTGGCGCGCGGTTCCAGCCCGGCGTCGGTGGCCATGTTGAACAGGTCATCCCGCTCCATCCCGGCGAAGGGGTCGGAAGCAGGCTCCGGCGCGGACTTGCCGGCCAGAAGCGCCTTCAGTTCGTCGATCTGCTTCTGCATGGCCGCGACTTGCGACGTGCCTTCGGCGGCCTTCAGGTAGGCTTGCGCCTGATTGACGAATTCGCGGACGCCCATGCCCATCTTCTTGATCGTGACATCGGGCAGGCC